GCGGCGATCGCGTCCTTGGCGCTCATGCCGATGCGCACGCTGTAGACGTTGACGATGTCGCCGGCGACGAAGGTGCGGTCGGTGTCCTTGCCGTATCGGCGGACGAAGTAGCCTTCCGCGCCCTCCTTGAGGGTGTCCATGGCGGCGTTCTGGTTGGCGTGCTCGGTGTTGGTGTTGTCAATGACCTCGACGGACGGGCCGCTGATCTTCTTGCGGCCGGGGTTCTCGTAATCCATCGAGCTGTTCTCGCGCTGGTCGCTGATCGTATCCTGCGACGGACTGCAGCTCCAGCCGCCCAGGGTCACGTAGTTGCTCAGGTCGGTGCCGTTGCTGATCTCGGCGGCGGTCGGATGGTTGATGTCCTTGATGGTCGGCACCCAGATGGTGTTGACCTTGCCGTCCGCTGGCGTGGACGGGATCTCGGTTCCCAGATTGAGGACCATATTTCGCTCCTTAAGACGAAACCCCTCGCGGCTTGCGCCGAAAGTGGTTGGAAACATTGGTTTCGGTCACATGCGTGACCAGTTGAATTTGTAGGTGAGCAGGCGGCACTGGTAGAGGAGCGCCGTCTCCTCGGCGGTCAGTCCGGCCGCGTAGGCGCCGGAGTCGGAGAACAGGGTCAGGCAGCCGGTGTCGAAGCCCTTGGCGACGAACCGTTTCCCGGTCAGCGCGGGGATCATGAGGTCGTCGACCATCACGTTGACGGAGTCTGCCGTGGTGCTCACGACGCGTACCTGCAACGTGCCGATGCCGCCCTGCAGGCGTTGCGTCTCGCCGACCACGTGGCCGTTGGTGGTCACGGTCTCGATGATCCACGGCGGCTTGTCGGTCGGCTTCGGCGAGGTCTGCCGGTACACCGTCCACCCGTCGGCGGGCTGTGGGATGTGCTCGAGGATCGTGTCGGTCAATGTCATGATCGACGCCATTTCAGACCACCTCCCCCGCCACCCTGGCGACCTGTTCCGCGAGCGCCGGGAGCTCGTCCTCGGCGTGTTCGTAGAAGCTGTGGGTGCCTCCGCCTTTGGCGGTGCCGAAGAAGGCTATGTTGGCTAGGCTGCCGGGTCCGCCTTTGGTGGGGCTGATGTCGGCGGCGATGCCTGTGGCTCCGACGGTCTGCATCGTGTAATGGATGCCGATGCGCCGGAAGGCGGCGTTCCGGGACGTTTTCAGATCGCCCTCGATGCTTTCCTTGACGTTCTGCGCGCCCTTCTTCACTGCGGCGGACACCAATGCACGACGCACGGTGGCACCGCCTGCGAGAGTGGTTCCGAAGGCTTTCAGCTGGCTCGCGTCCACGTTCACAAGACTCATGCGTCCTCCTTCACATTCCAGCGGCAGACGGTGACATGGCTCTTCTCCGATTGCGGGGAGACGAGCCGGAACCGTCGGCCGGAAAGCAGCGGATTCGCGGAATCCGTGACCTCCACCACGTCACCGGCACGCAGGCCGGACGTGTCGTAAGGGAAATGCACATACAGCGACCAGACGAGACTTACAGCGCCCATGGCCTGCGCCGCACTACCCTCCGTCTGCTCGCTGGCGAGACCGCCCGAGGTCTGCATCTTGCACTTGCCCTGGTACACCTGCTCCGTGCCGGTGTCCGGCAGTCCCGTGTCCGGATCCGTGGTGGACTCGCCTGGGCGGGTTACCGTGCACTGGTCGGTCATGAGGCCTTCCGCGTCACGGCGGGCCTTGGAGAGGAATGATGCGCTGATTCTCATCGGAACACCCCTATCGAAGAGACGTTCGCGCCGAAGCGGTTGCGCAGGCTGCGTCTGGTCGCTTCCGGCAGTTCGGTCGCATCGATTTGGGCGGCATCGCCTTGCGCGTATCCGACCTGTGCGTCGTCGACGCGTTCGTAGCTGACGCCGACGTGGGCGCCGGGGCCTCCGTCCTCGAGCTGGTGGAGTCCGGCTGCGACGTACGAGCAGACGAGTCTGACGATATCGGCGGGTATCGGATTCCAGCCGCCTGTGAAGGTGACGGTCACGACCGACGGGATGCGTCCGAAGGGGCTCCACGGCTCTTCGCGGTAGAGTGCGGATCCGAGGAGCCGCCAGTCGTCGACGGTCTTGCCGTCGATGAGCACTTTGGAAACGCTTCTGACGGCCCTGCATGGCAGGTCGAGTTTCCTGGACTGTTCTCCGGGGATGTCGACGGTCCATTCGCCGAGGGTGATCGGACAGCCGGCGGCCGAGCGGACGGCTTCGGAGACCGAGTCGAGCAGACTGGTTGCCGTCTGCTCATCGGTCACTTCGATGCCGTTATGTTTCAGGTCGTCCAAGGTGGCCAGTGCGGTCATTTCAGCCTCCGATCATCGGACTCGACTACTTGCCGCTCTTCTTGCCTGCAGCAGCATCCTCTTCACCGTCGCTGTCTGCGGTGGTACCGCTCACGACAGGGGTCTGCGCATCCTGCAGGGAACGACCGGTGGTGGTGGAGAGGTTCAGGGTAATCTTGGTCAGGCACTCGGGGCGGATGACCTTGGCGCCGTACAGGTCGAGGCCGCGGACCATGTCGGCGAAGTCGGTCTGCATGCGCATAGCCTCGACGTTGCTGACCTGCTGCGCGAAGGTCACGGCGGCGTTCGTGCCTGCGAGGATGGACTGTGTGTCCGGGCTGGCGGACTTGTGCGGCACATTGTTGGACTTCACGACAGTGAAGCCGCGCACCTGGCCGACCACGCCGTTGAGCAGCGTATTATGGCCTGCTTCGGTGCCTTCGATGAAGCGGGAGTCCTGCAGCAGCAAGGCGTAGAAGTCGGGGCTGACGACGAGCCAGCGTCCCTCGTCGGGCACGTTTTGAACATCCAGCTTCCGTCCGGCTTCCACGACGGCGAGATACGCGTCGGCGGGGGTGCCGACGGCCACGGTCTTCGCCGGCGTGCTGACGGCAGTGTCCATGAGATTAGAGATGTAGTTCTCCACGTTCTTCATCATGTTGTAGGCGGCGGAATTGGTGAACTTTCCAGTCATGTCCGCCTTGGCCTGAGCCTTGTCGAGGTCGTTGACCTTGAAGGCGAAATAGTCGGACTGATTGATTTCAAGAACGGCTGCTTCCTTGTCATTGACATCGTCGACGGTGATCGCCTGGCCGCGGACGTACTTGCGCACGGTCACGTCGTCGTATCCGGTGATGTGCACGGTGTCACCGGCCTCACGGATGTCGCCCTCGTAATCGCGGTTGCACAGGCTCGGGAAGACGAGCTTCGCGCGCAGGGCTTCGAGGATGGCGGCGGACCATACCTCGGGGATGAAATTGGTGATTGCCATTGCTGGTGGCCTCCTTACTTGCTGCGGCCTGCGAGCAGGTCATCCAGACGGCCCTTGCGGCGCGCCTCCTCGATCTGCTTCGGGGTCATGTTCTTCAGATCGTCCCTGGTAAGCTGTCCCGCCTGATGATCGCCATCACGGGCGCCTGACGGTGGGATGATTCCCGCCAGGCCAGCCTTGTTCCCGCCTTGCGCGAGATACGGGTGTGCCGTGACCAGATCGTCGATTTTCTTGGAAATCGCCTTCTGGTCGTATCCTCCCTGATCGTCCGCGGTCAGGTCGGAGAAATCGATAAGCTTCAATGCGTCTCCCGGATTGATGAGCTTGCCGGTGGCCGCGGCGGTGACATTCGCCTGGAGCACCTGCTTCTGCAGTCCGGCTATCGTGGCCTGCGCGGATTCGAATTCCTTGCCGCGCTTCTCCCAGTCAGCGACCTGCTTCTCCAGGTCGTCCACGCGGTCGGCCTTCTCGTAGGCGGTCTTGAGCTTCGCCTCGAGGTCGTTGTTGACCTTTTTCTGGCCTAGGAACTTGTCGTGCCAGTCGACGGGTGGCTCCTGCGCGCCCGGATCGTTGGTGTTCGGATCCTGCTGTTGTCCATCGGACATAGTGTTTCCTTTCATTCGGTGTATTTTTCGCCGTTGCTGGAAAGCCAGCGGCGATACGAGTTCTCGGCCTTCGCCAGCACGTCAGGCGTGACCGGTTTGCCGGGCTGGTAGGGATTGTGGCCGTCCAATGCGGCCTCGTAGCGGAGCCGCGCATTGAGCAGACGCTTCTGCGCCGCGGTCAGCTCCTCATGCCGTCCCTGGCGGTATCCGTTGTCGTGCAGCCATTGGCTGCGGCGAAGCTCCGGCACCTGCTCACGCCACTTGTCGGGCAGGATGTATCCCTCGCGCTTCAGAAGTTCGATGGTCTGCTCGCGCGGCAGGTTGAAGCTGTAGATGCCCTCCGGCGTGAGCCTGCGCCTCTGGCGTTGGCCGTATTCGTATTTGCGAATCATGCGGCTCCACCCGTAGCGGCTGGTGCCTTCGGACGTTGTCATGCGGATGTTGCCGCGTCCGATTGGCCGCATGCCTCGATGCGCGTTGACGACCTGGTAGATGTCGGCGCCGTCCCTGATGGCCTGCGCGTCGGCATGTCCGAAGACCTTGTCCTGCTCCTCTTCGCTCATGCCGTTGAAGCGGTCCATCGGCGATGTGATCCAGCCTTGTTTCTCGGCCTTGTCCTTGCCTTTGCAGGGGATGGTGCGACCGTGGCATTTCGGATGACGAAGGAAGTCGTTGTTGTGCCGGAAGTATTTTCCGGCGAGGATGGCGCATCGTGGGCAACAGTCGGGTGATTCGACGCGCACGTAGCCGACGCCGGAACGCTGGGTGATGCTGACGCCCATCGCGCTGATTGACGTGTCCTCGATGGCCTGCATGGCCATCTGGCGAAGCGTAGCACGACCTGCCATCATGGCATCGGATTCACCCATGCCTGACTTGATGGCCGACAAAGTGCGCGTCACCGGGATATCGAAATATGATTCGAGGTCGATGCCGCTCGGTGCGAAACCAGTCCCGAAGGCGAGGGGATTCGCAATACCGTCAGGGCGCACGTAGTCGCCCTGTTCGGCGAGCATCAACGTGGACGAGTCCATCGCGTCGCTCGCGGCGCGGGTCTGCAGTGTGGCGAAGAGCGTTAGGAAATCGGCGTTTGTCCGATTCCAGCTGTCACGCACCCGTCGCGGATCCACGCCCTTCCATGTTTTGTCCGCCGCCTTCACGGCCAGCAGGCAGAGTCGGGCCAGTGTGTTGCGGCTGTCCGACAGGCTCTCCAGAGTCACCGTCATCAGATGCACCTCCGACCTGCAGGCTTCGTGCTATCTCAGCCATCTCCGGATCGTGATTCTCGTCGTCCACCATGCGCATGATGCGTTTGATGTCCTCCGGACTCTGGCCCATCTGCTCGGCTATCCACTGCAGCGGGTAGCCGAGCTGCTTGTATTTGAGCATCGCGTCGGCCATGAGGGCCTCGGACCGGTATTGCGGTGTGGCGAACACGACTTGTGAATCCTCGAGGATGCGGGCTGATTCCTCGTCATCCTCGAGCATCATGGCCATCTCGCACAATTCGCGCACCGGCTGACGCATGAAGCTGATGCGCTCCAATGTCTTCGACACGAGGCCGGCTTCGGCGACCTCGTAGCCGGTGGCCGGCACCTCGGCGTTCGTCAGCAGGTAGTGGCCGGGCGTGCGTGTCTCGGCCGCGATGTGCTCGACGGCCTTCTGGATGATCGGCAGGAACGCCTGCAGGTTGCTGGCTGTCCATTCCCCGATCGACACGTTGTCGCCGGTGATCTGCATGATGCGCTCCATGACCTGCTTGTCGAGGTTCACGGGACGTTCGCCGACCTGCTCGCCGGTAGTCTTGTCGAAAACCGGTTCGGACAGGGAGTCGCCGCCAAGTATCACCCTCGCAGGCATGGACGCGAAATCCAAAGCATTCAAGGTGTATGCCCAGCAGACGTTGACGGCGTCCTGCATCGACTCGACCTGCTCCACATCACTGATCGGCAGGTCATCCAGGAGCATCTGATTGCGGAATTCGACCAATGGCACGCGTCCGAGCGGGTTCGCGCGCGCCGAATCCGGAACGAACCGCCAACCCTCAACGCCGGGCGGCAGACGGTTACGCTCGTCGTCCCCGCCTGCACGCACGCGCACCACGTCGAAGACCATGTCCGGCAGCAGCAGCGTGCCGAACTCGTGCTCCTCGTCGTATCGGACCAGCAGCCCGGCATCGACCTCTCCAGTGAGCGGATCATAGTGCACTGCCGCGCTGTCCGGATGCTCGAAGCTGATGCGCGCCCTGCCGTCCGGCATCGACGTGACCAGGCCGAAAGCACGTCCGGTCGTGGTCATCATCAGCGCCGTCTCCTGCAGCTTGCGGTCGCAGTCATTCCGCTCCCACACGCGCATGACATGCGAGTCGAGCTCACTGTCGTCGTATGGGATAAAGCCTCTGAAATGGATGCGCTCGACCGGCGCCTGCGCCACCGGCAGGCACCAGTTGTCGGCGAAACCTGAGAACCGGTCCGCCATGTAGCGTTTGAACTCGTCGGACGCGAATTTCAGGGTTCCGCGCTTGCCGCGCACATAATCCGTATGCTTCCTGATGTCCGGCCGACGGTTCTCGATCTTCAAGGCGAGAAGATTCGCCATGCGATTCACGTCATCGGCGGTACGAATCATTTAGAACCCCCTAGTAGTAGAACCAGTCAGCAGGTACGCCTTGCGTTTCCTGCCCCAACCGGCGGCACGCGCGTCGCATGCCGCCTCATGCGCCAGCACGCACGTCACCGCCGCATCGATTTTCCGCGTCTGCTTCGGCTTGCCCAACCCGTAGCGTTCGCCGGATTTGGCAAAGCGTCTTGCGTTGCGCATGTGCGTGATGGTGATCGGACACCCGTCCTGAGTGATGGCATGGTGCTCGAGGTCGGATTCGAAGCGTTTCAATGCCTCCCAGACGGCGGTGATACGGCTCGAACCGCTCATCGACCAAGGGATGAATTTCTTCGGCCCGTATTGGGAGTCCCACGCCTCGATCTGCGATTCCCACGACACCTCGTCGCGGAAACCGGGGTCGCAGTAGGCGCGGATAACCTTGTATCGGTCGTTGAGCTCGTCCATGGCGGCATTGACCTCGCTGCGCGGGATGCGTCCGCCCCACGTCTTCGGATTCCAGATCGTCGGACGACGATCCGCGCCATAGCGCGGAGTGAAGATGAAGCCCTCACGGGTTTCCGCCTTGATGCATGTCCAGTCGTCGTTCTCGGAGCCGTCGAAGCCGAGGCACACCTCTGTGCCTTTCGGCGGGTTCTCAAGCCAAAGCTCATGCTCGGACATGCTAGTATCCCATGTTCCTCAAGACCGATTTCGACAAACTCTTCTGCGAGCGCTGGTAGTTCTGGTTTGTGATCTCCCTTGTCGTCGCTTCGCCGAAGGAATTGACGAATGCGCGGCTTGTGCCGCTTGATTTTGGTTGGCGTCGGATCTGTTCGTCGGAGATTCTGTCGCGCTGTGCTCTGGCGGTGTGGAATGCCTTGGAAGCCGCTTGGTATTTGTCGTAGTTCGCCTTGGTTGCCTCCGGAAAGACGCTTTCCGGCATGCGCTGGTTGTATTGCGTGGCTCCGTGCGCAGTTCTCTGCATGATTTCCGATGCGGCGTCCATGCGGTTTCCCGCGTCGCGCATCATCTTGGTGAGATCCGAGTCGCTTACGGATGAGAGGTCGGTGGCAGAGCCTCCCCCTCCGCCGCCATGTCCGCCACGGCCTGCGCCCGAGCTTGATCCTCTTCCGCCCATTTTTTCATCCTTTCCACATTGCTGTTTTCGTATGCGACGACTTCGGCGCCACCGAAGTCGAAAAACGGAATGGCATCTCCGTAGAGGAGAATCTTTTCCGGTTCAAGCCTGTCGATCGCGTACCGCATGCCGAGCCGCCAATAGAGCTCTGCCGTCGGATTGTCATTCGCTCCGACAGTGCTTACCGCGACGGTGGAGTTGTTTGGAATGCCTGAAAAGCAGTAAGAGAACGATTCTGGGCCAGCCCATTGAAGCGTTGGGATGACTTTCAGCCCGCAGGACTGCCAGTATGCTCCGATCAGACGGCTTCGGAAGACGTTATAGATCTTCATCGCTTCCGGCATGTCCATGTATGTGCTGAAATCAGGCGTCAGCACACACTGGAAGCGTTTGAGCGGTGCGATGTATCTGTCCGGCTGGTTCCAGACTCTCTGGAACTGGTAGTCATCGATGAAGAAATGGATTCCGCAATGCTTGACTGTCTTTTTGCCGGTCGCGTAATTGAAGCCCATCAACGTGTCAGGGGTGGTGACGTCCTGTTTTGCAAGCATTGGCATGTCGTATCTGCCAACCGTCCGCACCTTTTGCAGCAGCGGAAGATTGTATTGCCTCATCGTCCGCATCCTTGATTTGTCGAGTGGTCTATTGTCCCGCATAGCAGCTCTCCCATAGTCCGTCCTCGAGCCATGCGCCGCCTCCCTGCACCATTCGGTTGCCGAAAAAGCGCTCGGCCTGTGCCGGGTCCTTCTCCATGAGCGCCTCGGCCTCCGCCTCGACGGAGTCCAAAGGCACCCACGGGCTGCCGGCGTAGACCCATTCGAGGATCCTGCGGCGTTCGCGCCGGTTGTTGAAGCTGTATGGCGTGCCGTCCTTGTGCCGCAGGTCCGGGTTTAAATCCGGGTTGCGGTAGAAGATCCACACATCCGATGCCGATGTCTCGAACTGCTGTTGCGCGTAACTGTTCTCGCCGGGGTCGTATGCGTTGGTCCAGAAGTGCGTCCTGCCGCCCATGCCGGCGGCGCCGCGCCGTTGGGTGTCGGCCACGTCGAGCATGCCGTTCGACTTGGTGTACAAACCGGCCTCGTCCTGTTCCGCGTCCGAGATCGGGTTGCCCAGACGGCTGGTGGCCGACGCGGTCACCACGTCGATGCGGTCGAGGTCGAGATCGTCATCGTCCAAGTTGATTCCGGGGCGCAGGATGCGAATGAAACCCTCGCGCACCTTGAGCAGCTGCTTCAACGGCCCGAGCCGGATCATCGCGACGAGTGGACGGTAGGCGTTGCGCACCTGGTCCTCGGAGTTCGCGGTCAGCTGGATGAGCGGCGACGGGTGTCGCATGCCCTTCGGCTCGCCCGGATTGTAGTGGTAGACCCATCCGCAGGGGCAGCCGTTGTCGGAGCAGCGGTACACGTCGCCGGGCTTCGCCCATCCGGCGAACACGACTGGGCCGCATGCCTCGAGTATGGCGCATGACGCCTCGGTTGGCCCCTTGCCTGTCTTCTGCGGGCCGATGCAGCCGGTCAGACGATATTGGAAAGCCTGGTTGAGGACCAGCGGATTATCGACCGTGACCTCTTCGGGCGGGATGAATTCCGCGTCCTCGCGCACCCTCCAGCGGTGCGCGGCGTACCAGAACTGCCAATCTGACCAGCAGAAGGGCTTGCCGCGGAGGATGCCGTCGGGCTGGCGCACATGCCGCCGAACCCACGCATCCTGCAGGTCGGCGAGGGTCGGGAAGTCGATGATCCAATCGTCGGCCATGTCACGCCCTCAACCGGCGTGGGAACTGGACGATCTTGGTGTCCATGCCGCTCTCCGCGGCCTCCGCGTCCGTGGCGGGCACCTCGTGGGCGGCCATGTCGACGTTGTCCTCGGAGATCTTCCAGCCGAGCGCCTGTAATCCAGCCTCGGACAGGCCGATGCGGTCCTCGAGCCTGATCTTCACGGCCACGTCGGCCGCCTTGGCCGACGGGCTCTCGCACACCACGCATTCGCGGACATACGAGGCGATCTGGTAGTGCAGGTACTTCAGCTGCGGCTGTTTCCATGCGCGCGCCTGCGGCAGACGCCACAATTGCTTCCACAGTTCGGCCTCCCGATTGTTCCAGGATTCCGAACCGGCCCTGTCCTCGACCCATTCCTGCGACTCCTTGTCGAAATCGCGGAGCACATACGGTGGTAGCGGGAATTTCGGCGGCCTGCCTTTGTATTCGGTGTTCGGCAGACTGCGCAGGGTGTATCCCCTGCGTTCGCTCGCTCCGCTCGACGGATCGGGCATCGGACCGGATCTGACGCGTTTTCCTCCTCTTGGCATGCTTCCTCCATCGTCGGACGGCCTCGCGCCGTTCCTTCGCTGTCGGCGGCCGGGCCTTTCGCCCGCCCCCCTCTGAAACTTTTGAACCCTCCGCACCTCGGAGACAGCTCTCCGGCGGTTCCGGCCGCCAATCCGTTAGGGGGTACCCCCGTGGGTGTTTCGCCGGTTTGTTTTCGTTGATTTTCCAACGTTTTCCAATACCGCGCGTTCGTCTTCGCGGCGGGCCGCGAACCGAATTGAAAAAGACTTGATCGCTTTTCGTTTTCCGCTTCGCCTCACGCTTGCGGCGCGCGCCGGACGTCGTCGGCTTGGCTCGACGTACCGCATGCGCGCAGCAGATGAGATGAATCAGCGAAGGCTTCGACCGTTGAAGCCTGAAGGTTTCGTCCTTGCCGTCTTGCTGTCGTGGCAACGCTTGCACAGGCCGCGCATGCGCGCCGGATCGTTGGGGTCCAGTCCGGCTTCGACGAGTTCGACGCGTTCGAGCGGCCAATGGTCGGCGATGGTGCTGGGGGCGCCGCACAGGCCATGGTGCCTGCCGCATCCGTCGGGTCCGTCACCAGGGCAGACGCATCGCGGGTCCCTCGCCAGCACACGGGCTCGTGCGAGACGATGCGCCTTCGAGGTGTATGGATTGCGGCCGCGCGAGCGGCGCTTGTCCTTGGCTTTCCTGCACTCGTCACACAGGGAGCCGGAGGATACCAGGTGCGGGCAGCCGGAGGTGGAGCATACCTTGTACATCAAATCCCCCATCGGAGGCCCGGCATGTCTGGGGTACGTCTCCCGCGAAGGTCCCCCAGCTGGCCACCCCCGATTCATGGGCCACCGACGCGACGGGTGTCGCCGCCATGGTCGACGTCCTTCGGTGCGACGGCTCCAAGGGTTGCTAGTGGCTCCACGCCGGACAGCAACGATTATAAGCATTGGTAAAAGAAAAGCACCAGACCCTTCGGGCATGGTGCATCTTTTACAGATTACATGGACTCACCCTCTTGCGCAAGTCGCGTGTCGACCAGCTCGGCTTGATTGAATTCCCACATGCCACGGCCGATCCGCCGTGCCTTCGACAGCCTGCCACGAGTCAGCCAGTTGGACACCTGCTTGCGCGTGGTGCGCAGTCCGGCACGGTCGGTCAGCCAGTCGGCCGCCTCGGCGGGCGAACACGTCATAACCGCCTGTCCAGCCTCCCCCAGTCTGCCGGCCACCAGCATGTCCAAGTCCAAACGCTCGCCACACTCAGGACACCAGCCATCACGCATGCCCTGCGGCACGGCCAGCGACGTCGAACAGTCCGGGCATTGCACGACAGTCACCCTGCCGTCCGAAGGCGTGGAAAGCCGGTCGACGCGCCTGAGCATCCTGTCCAGCCGATCGGCCAGCTCGCCGGCCGACGGCGAACACACCACACGCGACCACGACCTGCACACCGCCCGATACGCCGGCCGCCACCCCTCGACCGGCAACAGCATCCACTTGAGATCCACGCAACCCGCCAGCCGAAGCATCAAGCGGGCCGCCTCCTCATACACCTCCAGCCAATGCACACTCACCGGCAACCCAGGCTCACCACCACGAACGCCACCACCGCGCTCGCCGATGTGCGCCTTGCGTTCGGCGAGCGCGCGGAGTTCGGGGATGGTTTTGGCGAGGCTGCTGGCCTGTCGGCGCATGTGTTTGGCGCAGGTTTTGCAGAGGGTGGTTTGTGCTGGTTCGCCGCATTGTTGGCATTTGTTCATGAGTGATCCCGCTTCCGGCTAGAATGGTGGTTGGTTTCTTGGAGGTTCTACCGGCTTGGCGGGGCCTCTCTTTTTATTCGCCTTGCTGGGCAATCTTGCTGATGAGCATGCGGCTGATGTTGTCCTCCTCGTCCCGCTGGTCGGCTTGATCGAGCACGTCGGCCGCGTCCTGCATCAGGTGCGCCTGTTTGAGTGCCTTGGATGCTTGGACGGTGGCCATGGTGAGCGCGTGGCTGATTTGGATGTCTTCGCTGCCGCTGAGGGTTTGGAGGCCGGCGAGCGCTTCGCTGATGTGTTTCTGCAGTGCGATGGCCTGGCGGCGGATGGTTTCGGCTGCGTTGAGGCGGTTTACGCTTTTATCGATGTCGTTGCTCATTGCTTGTTCTCCTTTGTTGGGTCGGCCGGCAGGCCTGTGACGCATTGGATGACGGCGCGGATACGGTCGGACGTGTCGCTCATCGGGTGTCCCTGGTGGCCGTGTCGATGCGCTGTTCGCCGAGGCTGATGCGCTCGATGTTGGCGCGCCTGCGGAGGATGAGAGCGTATTCGTCCATGACGTCGAGCTGCCTGCTCAGCAGAGTGATCGGGCAGGTGGGCTCGAAGTCGAGCGTGCCATCCGCGTACCGCTGCAGCATGTCCCTGAGCTTGTTGGCGCGGCCGGTGAGCTCTTGGTATTCGACGCGCATGCGCTCCTTGTAGTCGCTGGCGGTGGCGCCGTCCGCTTGGTCGGCCGCGGATAGCACTTCGATGGCTTGACGCAGGTATCCGTCGTGGATCCAGTCGGCCGCATGCTCCCATTCGTCGTGGATGTGTTTCGGATCGTCTTTGCGGAGTGCAAATTTGAGTCCGAACAGGCGTTCGGCGACGGCTTCGGTGCGCGCGTCGATCGGCGGGAGCGGCGGTTCCAGTGTTTCCTCGCTCATTTCGATTCCTTTCTCTGTTGATTGTGCATGGTCTTCCAGGTCTTGTGTCGCAGCAGCCACACCACCCATCCGGGCGGTTCGGTCCAGATGGTCAGATGCGAGGACGCGGCGTACAGCTTCCACCACCTGCCGCAGATGACGCAATGCTCTATCCTGCGCAGGCTGACCTCGTATTGCGCCGGACCGATGCCATTGCTCGCGCAAATGAATATCCCGACCGCGCTCCGGCACGCATGCGGCGAGCGCCGTTTGTTACGACTGATGCTGTTCATCATTCCGTCTCCTTCTCAAGGATGTAGACGATTGTCGGCGGGAATGATGGCTCATAGCATATGTTCGACTCCACCTCGTACTCGCCTTTGCCGCCGAGTCCCGGCAACACGTCGGTGCGCATCACGCTCCATCCGTCGGAAAGCAGACCGGCGAGCGCTTCCGTATTCTGCAGCTTCAGCGTGTACACGGCTCCGCTTGCCGCGTACATAACCGGCACTACCTTAAATTTCCTGCTCACCGCTCCGTCTCCTTCTGCTCGTCCAACCACTTCTCAAAAAGCCGGTAAATGTCCAGCGAGATGGTTTTGACCGGCTGGAATTTGAGACGCCACATGCAGTCGGCGCACACCTCGGTGAATGTCTTCGCCTGGCCGCCATAGATGAGGCCTATGGAATAGACGGGACTTGAACACCACCGGCCGCACAAATCGCAGGTGTGCATATCCTGCGTGACCAACTCATCACGCTGACACTGGAACGGGTTCCGAGCATCCCGCTCCTCCACGGCATCGGCGAGCGCCTCCCGAATCTTGTCCCTGGCATTGATGTAGGCGTGGTATCGAATCGACGCACTTTCCTCGAGGGGTCGATTGCCAAAACGCATTCCGGCGCTCGCGGCTTCGAGTTCCTGGGCGATGAGTTTGTTGAGCACGTCGATGGCGATGTCTGCGTCGCTGTTTCTCATTTTGTTTCCTTCTTGGTTTTGGCACATTCCGGGCAAAGGCTGGCGTTGGGGTCGATGGAATTGACTTGCCATCCCTCGTATTCGAGCCGATGCAGAGGTCCGACATCCCACTTGCGGCATTCGCGGCATGAGAGATGACGGTGGTTCGGACAGAGGCTGTCGCATGGATAATCTCGGTCGATGTGCCATCCCGCGGCTTCCAGTTCGTCCGGCGCTCCACTGTCGGTGATGTCGCAGTCATGGCATTCGACGTGCCAGTGGAGCGGACAGTAGTGCCTGCCTTGGAACTCGTCACATTGCCAGCCGTGGTCGACGGCCTCGTTGTCGGCGTCCTCGTAGGTCGCGTCATCGACGGAAAGGCTTGTATGGCACTCGTCGCAGACGACGAACAGCTCATGGATTTCCCGGTAGCTCATCGGTCCGGCTCCTTGTCCGCTCCGCTCACATGGCTCCAGTCGCAGGACAGGCCGCCTTGCTTTCCCCATGCGTAGACGATGCAGTCCACCTTTCGTGTATCGGACAACGTGATGGCGCACTCGTGGAAACCATGGGCGGTGCCTCCATCGGTGCATTGCGAGTCGATGGACCTGACCGCATGCGCTGGCGTGGAAGGCTCCGACGCGCTCCCGCATCCCGCGAGAACGGTGCAGAGGGTGAGTGTGATGGCGGTAAGTGTGGCGCAGATGGTGTTTCTCATTGGGTTTCCTTTTTCATGTGTGTGGTCCAGTGGTTCCATTGGTTATTCCTTTCCGTAGACGGCGAGACTTCGTATGCCGTCGCTCATGCTGTTGGAACATGTGTTCGGATCGTGGTCGATGATGTCGTTTCCGATGCCTTGGAATCGGAGGGTGGCGGTGCCGTCCGGCCAGCGGATGAGTTCGAGTCGGCCGTCGATGACGACGTCGTCGTCGGTGCGGGCGATGCAGCGGCGGCCGATCAGGATGGCCGGGTCGGCCGACCGCCATTTATGCAGCGGGACGTTGACGCTCACCGCGGCTCCTCGCCTTCGTGTTCGTTCTTGGCGTCGTCGTAACCTTCGTCGTACACGTCGTCGAGCAACGTCTGGAACTCGGGAGAGGCGAAGAACGTTCTGATGGCGTCCTTGGCCACGCGCCTCCATGGCTCCTTGTCCTCCATGGCCATCTCGTTCCATTGGCGTGGATGGCGGCGGCCGTTGCGATACCAGCGCAGGTAGATGGCCTTGGCCACCTTGTTCTGCGTCTCCAGACCGATCGTGATGGTCTCCTGGTCTGCCATGATGGCTCCTTTCAGTATGTTTCCGGTGGTTCCACGGCGGTGCGGTCCGCGATGACATAGGCGGCGAGCGCCATGCAGAGCGCGAGGATGATGAGCACGGCGTGCAGTGCGAGCCATTGGATTGGGATCCAGTAGTGGAGGCTGTAGCCGATGACCGGCCGGATGATGGCGTGCGGCACGAGCAGCAGCGCGGCGAAGGTGAACAGCGTGGCGAACCAGTCGCCGACGCGGTTGGAGATACGGTTGATGGTCTGTTTCATTCAGGTTCCTTTCAGTGTGTGGCGGTTTCACGGCCGGTTGGCCATCCAGCCGATCAGGATGGCGGCGATGAGGAGGATCACGGCTGCGACGTCCATCACCTTGCTTCTTTCGTGGCGACGTATCGGACCGGATGAGCGGCGAGTTGGCGGATGATGCGCGCGTATTGGCGGATGTCGCGGTCGAGGCATGTGCCGGTGCGGTGGGCGCTGGCTGCGGGCGTCTCCTCTTCCGGCCTCACGTCCCAGCCGGCGGCTTCGAGACTGTCGCGGAGGGTGGCCATGTCGATGCGGTGGTAGTGCAGCGGGAGGTTCGGGCAGAGTCGGGTGATGAAGTCGATGTCGAACTGCGGGTCGCTGCCTGCCGGATGGAGGGTGAACGATTGCGCGAGGCTGTCGACGTATTCCTCGAGCGCGTTCGCCGTCGCCTCCTCCGTATATCCGCCGTCGAGAGCGTCTTCGAGTAGTCCGTTGGCGCAGTGCATGCGCCACGCCTTGATGTTCCCGTCCGTAATGGATGCCTTGCGGCCTTGCAGTCCGATGACGCGGCGGAAACCTCCGACGCACCGCACGCCTCTCATGTCAGTGCAACGCATTTCCACCTCGAGGATCCTGTCATGGTCCGGGTCGAGACCCGTGGTCTCCACGTCCATCCATAGCGGCATGTCCTCTTTGGCTTTTTCCTCGCTCATCATTGGTTTCCTTTCGTTTGTAGGAGAATGATTTCGGTCTGTGTGAGCGGGGTCGCGGTCCCGTCCTTGTTCAACCGCAGCCACCGGCCCTCCCAGTCGAACACCGGCACATCACGCGGATCCGCGCCGAACGGCACGATTAATCCCAGTCGCTCCGCCTCGGCCACATGCTGGTGGACCCACCCATGGCAGCCCGTGGTCCCGCTGCCGCACAGTTCGACGATGTTGGCCGGACTGTGCCTCACATCCGGATTCGCCGCCCGCCGCAGTTGACGGTGATGGCCACTGCGTCCAGGCCAGCGTGACGGGTCATGGATGTTCGTCCCGCAACGCAGGCAATGCCATCCCTGCCGCTCCAAAGCGGCACGCTTGGCATCGTCGAACTCACTCACAACGCACCCCCTCCTGCATCAGACCGTCGACCAGCACCAAACAAGAAGTGCAGTCGGCCCTCAGCCCGGCCGCCATCGCCACGATGCCGTCATCCGCCTTGCCACCGGCGAGCGCTCGCAGTTCGATTGTGCTGGCGGTCTGGGCGGTGTCGGTGAGGAGTTGGGCGAGTCTTTCGAGTTGTTTCATGGTCATTGGTTGTTCTCCTCGTCTTCTTCGTTTTCGTCGGAGTCGGCTTCGCTGATGGCGTGGATGAGCTGGTCGAGGTGGCTGGTTTCGTCGTCGGCGGTGGTGTAGCCGAGGTCTTGGAGGATCTGGTAGTAGCCGGGGATGCGTCTGCTGGTGTCGTTGACGGTGGTCCAGTCGGTCGGATCGATGAACCATTCGAAACGTGCGGCGAGGATGGATGCTGCTTCCAATGGCCAGTCGTCGGTCTGCAGGCTGATGCGGGCGGCTGTCGGGGCGTCTTCGGCTGTGATGCCGGTGATCTTCTCGTATTCCTCGCGGCTTCCGGTGTGGTTGTTCCAGTTGGTGAGGGCGTCGGTGAAGCCGCCTGGGAATGGGTCGATGATCTGCAGGAGTCCGAGCCGGGCCGTGGTTTCGACGAGCTTGTCGCGTTTGATGCCGTGGAGGTTGGCGTGGAGCCATGCCATGCGCTTGTCCGCGGATGCGGCGGCGTATTCCTCGAGCGCGTGCCTGCGGGCGTCGCGTTCGGCCTGTTCGGCGGCCCGTCGGGCTTCCTTTTCGGCGTCGGCGGTCTTGTCACGGCGGGTCCAGAGGTAGACCTGCTGCGAGACCGTGTGGATGGATACGGCGGCCGGGTTCTGTTCGCGGATCTTCTCGATGGCTTCTTCGGGGGTGCCGGTGGATGGGAACATGCAGCCGAGGTAGCGCCATTCCGGGTCGCTGTAGGGCTTTTCGGGGTCGGGGATGAGGTTGATGCCGCTGTCGGGCTCCACGAGGAGCGCGGCGACCGATTCGATCCATTGCCGGTCGCGGTCGTCGCGTTCGATGTTGCGGAGGATGTAGTCGAAGTTCGAGGTGCCCGCCGCCTGCGCGAGCTCCTTCTGCAGATCCGGACGGCCGTCGTATCGCGCTATGGCCACGAGCTGGCCGATGGAGATCTGGCCGAAATCGTCGCGGGATGCTCTGACCTCGGTCTTGATGCTGGCGGCCTTGGCGCGGTCACGCACGTAGTCGGCGCTTCGGCCGAGCCGGTGGGCGACGCTGGCGGTGGTGGCTCCGAGGTCGAGCATGCCCTGGATGGCGTCGGCCTCCTCCAACACGGTGAGCTGTTCGCGCTGGCAGTTCTCGGTGACCATGGCCTCGAGCTGCTGCAATGGGTCGAGGTCAAGCACGAAGCATGGGACGGCTCCGGTGCCGGCCTGTTTGCATGCGGCGAGCCTGCGATGGCCGGCGATGACACGATAACGCTGGCCGTGGGGCACGACGCTGAGGGGCGAGAGGAGCCCGTTGGCTCTGATGCTGGCCGCGAGGTCGGTCACGTCGCCGATCTGCTTGCGTGGATTGTCCGGGTGTGGGTCGATGAGGCTCGTGTTGATGAGCTTGATCTGGTTGGTTTGGTAGTTGCTCATTGCTTCTCCTTGCTGGTTTCTTGTTGGTTGTTGAGTTCGTCGGCACATGCCTGGCATGCGAGATACCACTTGGACGGTTTGCCTTCCCGGAGGCTGCCGGTGTGGTCGTATTCGTCCTCATGTGAATCCATGAGCTGGTGGACGTGTTCGCAGTTCCAGGTGTGCTTGTGCTGGCGCGTGGGTGTGATGGGTTCGGGCGCCCATGTCTCCCACTGGTCGCGGAGCCATGTGTTGAGCCGCGGGATCTGCCGGCGCGGCACCTGGCCGTCGTTGACGGCGCGACGGTATCGGCGGACGGCCGATTGGAGCCGGGCGAGCTGGGCCGGGTTCTCGGCGATGGCCGAGACCAGGCCTCGCGCCTCGAGGTCGGTCTTGCGGCCCTTGGCGCCGGCGGAGCCGGGGTAGGCTTCGGCGATGGCCGCGTAGGCGTCCGGCGTGGCGGTTTGCTTCGGTTTGCCGGCGGGAGGGGTCGGAGAGGGTATATCGGTATAGGTATCGGTTTTATGCCATGTTTTTGCTTGGCTGTCCTCTAGCAAGTTGCTAGACGTTTCGCTACCTGTCTCGCTACTGTTTTGCTCTCCGTTCGCTTGGCTGTTTGCTAGCAAGTTGCTAGACGGTTGCTTGGCTTTTTGGTTGGCGGCCTTGCGGCGGCCTCCCTTGCTTCCGGCTTTGCGGCGGGCCTCGCGCTGTTCCTCGGTGAGCGTCCTGGGCTCCTTGCATATGCCTTCGGCGTAGACGGGACGCCAGCCTCCGTCGTGCTCCTCCATGAGGCCGGAGTCGATGAGCTGCTGGAGCTGTTTCATGGTGCCTCCGGCGTCCTTGAGGTCGAGCTTGTCGAAGTGGCCGGGGTATGCGGCCGGGTCCTTGGCCTGCATCGAGACGCCTTTGGAATGGATGACGCACAGCTTGACCCACAATCCCACGGTGGCGAGCGGCAGGCGGCGGATGCGCCTGTCGTCGGCCATCTGGTCGTCGACAATGAACCACATCTCTTCTTCTCCTTCCGGTGGTTCAGGCGATCTCGCCGGTGTCAGGATCGACGGTCGCCTCCACGTCGCCGTCGTCCATGTCGAGACTGCGGCGCAGGTCGTCGATGAGGATCATCTGCCGTGACGTGGCCGGTTTCGCGCACATGTTCTCCATGGCCAGGCCGGCGTCGAGGATGCGCTGCGCGAGGTCGGCGCAGTCGTACACGGCTTCGGTGATGGCATGGATGCCGCCCCACTTCTCCACGTGCTCCTTCTTGGTGTTGGTGTCCATGACGCTCCGGCACGCCTTGAGCACGACGGCCGCGGCCTTGGTGACCTGCTGCGTCTTGCCGATGAGGTCGATGAGCGTGTCGGGCGTGGCTTCCTGCGGGATGAGCGCCTGTTGTTCGCTGGCTTTCATTGCTGCTCCTTAGTCTTTAAAATTCCGGTTCGTCCGCTGCCTTGCCGAAGTCTCCGAATGATGATTGGTCGGCCGCCGGCGCGCCCCACGGATCATCGGCCGGCGGCGCGGCGGGTTGCTGTGTCTGCGCCGACTGTTGCGGCCGTTGGCTCCAGCCACCGACGCCGGTGTTGACGGTCGTCGGCTGTGGAGAGGCGGGATTGCCGTAGACGGGGCCGCCCTGGCGGGTGATGCGGGTGACCTGCGCGGTGGCGTAGCGCAGGCTTGGCCCGATCTCGTCCAGTTGCATTTCGATGACGGTGTGGTTGGCTCCCTGCTCGTCCTGCCATGAGCGTTGCGTGAGTCTGCCTTGTGCTATGACGCGCATGCCTTTTGACATGGATGAGGCGATGTGCGTGGCGAAATCCCCCCACGCGGTGCAGCGCAGGAAGAGCGCCTGCCCGTCGGTCCACTGGTTCGTCTGCCTGTCGAAGATGCGTGGCGTGGACGCGACGGTCACGTTGCACACCTGCTTGCCGGACTGGGTGGTGCGCAGTTCGGGATCCGCGGTGAGGTTGCCGACGATGGTGATGACGGTCTCGCCTATGGCCATGTCACTCTCCCCTCACGTATCCGGCGGGCGTCGGGCCGAGCTGGCTGGGATCCTTGGCCTTCCACGCGCATTTCGCGCGGAGGCATCCGGCCTCGCGGTCGATGATGATGTCTCCGAAACGTGCCGGAGCGACCAGCGTGAGATTCCAGCTGCGGTCATGGTTGAGCACGGTGACGGTCTCATACAATTCACTGATAAGTTCGGCCGCCGTCATGCCGATGCTGGTCGGCGTGAGCGGCCATTCGAACCACCGCTCGCCTTCCGGCCTGGCTGTCTTGCTTGGCATCGTGTGCCTCCTTTGGGATTGGATTGGATGTCGTGCCGGAGCGCGGAATCGAACCGCGCATCCATCCGCCGGCGTTATCGGAGCGCCGATCTATGGCGCCCGCATCCTGTCGCGGGCTCCGGCGGGGCGGACGGGAGGAGAAGAAGAAGATGACCCGTCCGGCCGGTTTTAGCGTCTTTTCCTTGACGGTTGGATGGCTCCCGCATGGACGCGCATGACGAACCACGTCCATGCCGCAATGTGAGCGGAGCCGTCCAAGTCCTTTACTGCTGCTCCAGCCATCGCATGACGCGGGGATCCGAGCAGATGCGGCACGTGACGACGGCCGCGGGGATGAGCACCGCGATCGGCGCGGCGATGAGGTGTTCGATGGGATGCGTGCAGGCCGGTGTGCAATACAGCACCCAGATGGCGGCGATCCAGATGGCGGCGACGAGCTGGCAGAGGATGGCGTGTGCGAGCTTGGTCATGATTCCTCCTCGTCCATCTCATGCAGCAGACGGCCGATGCTGGACTGCAGCGATTCGAGCGCTGCGCGGCTGACTGTCACGCCGGCGAGGTGATTTTCGTCGGTGATGATGCTGATTCGCGCGGCCTTGACGTCGGCTCCGCACTTGTGGTCGCGGATGACCATGACGGCGGAGTGGTCTTTCGGCTTGGATTCCTTGCGCATGTTTGCCTCCTTAGCGCCGGCGCGTCCCGGCGTTGGCATCGAATTCTTCAATGGATGCGACGGACACCATGACCTTGCCGTGGTATCCGCTTGGCTGGCGCATCTTGATCCGTCCCGCTCTCGCCCATTTGCGGAGGGTCTTCTTGTCGACGCCGCCGAGCATCGCGCTGGCCTGTTTGAGACTGACCCAGCGTGGCGCGTATGCCGTCTGCCGGACGGCTTCCTTCGCGATTTCATGGGCGAGCGCGACGGAGTCGAGGAGTGGCTGGTCGATGGTGGTTGATTCCTGCATGGCGCGTCCCTTCTCAGGCGACGTCGGCGAGCGCCGGCATCTTGATTTCGAATCGGTCGGCGAGGAAGTCGACTGGTTTGTAGCCGGTGTTGGCGGCGAAGGCGTCGATTTCGCCGAGTTTGAGTTCGACGGTGCCGTTGATGCGGCGGCTGGCCATGTCGACTGATTGGTGCCAGACTTCAGCCACTTTGGCGACCGGGATGTTCTGAGCGGCCATGACCGCACGAATCCTCGCCGATGCCATGTCGTTGATGTTTCCGTATGTCATGTTTCCTCCTTGACAGACCACATTATGCGCGCAATTGCGCGCACTGTCAAATCAAAACACGCGCATTTCGTTTCACCCGCGCGCATGTCCGCGTAATTGCGCGCTATAATGAAAGATGTGGGTAGCAAAAAACTAGAAGTAAGCCCATTCGGTCTGCAGGTGAGCAAGGCCATAAGATCCGAAATGGGAATCCACAGAATGTCGGGTAGGGAACTTGCGAAAACAATAGGAAGAGGTGAGACATATGTGAGGCAGCGAGTCGCAGATGAAAAGGAATGGGCGCTCAGCGACATTTCGAAGATCTGCGAAGCGTGGGATATGAGCCCGGAAGAGCTCATATCGAAAGCCGCGCAGTAAATGACACGCCCCTGCCGCGTCATTGCGGCAGGGGTTCTTCTTTCCTTGACGCTTCAGTGAGTGCGCGCCGGAGGAGGCGTAGACTTTCATGAAAAAGAAGGAGAAGAAGATGAGAATCACTCGAAAAGCAATCGTCGCCACACTCGCCGTCATGCTGCCGGTCGCGTTGACGGGAGGATGCGGCAATCAAGACGCGTCCAGCCAATCGGCGAGCGCTGACAGTCAGACGGAATCACAGGATACGGAAACCGATTCGCAGGATTCCGACGACGGCGATGACGGCTCTCCGCTCGCGAGTGGGTTGTCCGGTTTCTGCGATGGCGATTCCGACCTGATGCCGGCGGCGAGAGTGGAGACGACAGGCCAGTATCTCGGCATCTCAATCGATGGATTCGATAATGTCAAGGCTTTGGACGCGGAGCAATTCTATGCCTACACGCTTATGGTCAAGGATCCCGATGGCACCTGGTACCAAGTGAATCTCACCGATTTCACGGAGTCCGGCGAAACCGAGCGGAAGATAACGAATCTGTCGACGAATGACAGCAACAAGTATCCAGGATGGAATCTCTCCGCCGACGACGCCACCTTTGAAACCAGTATCCCGGACACGATGATCCATCAAAAGGGTGATAATCCCACCTGGATGCTTGCCCTTACCGTTGATGGCGAGGAGCTGGCGCACTGTCCCGCCGATGGGGACGCTGATCTCGAATAACCACTAATTCTTCCCCATCGCCTCGAGTAAGGCGCGTGCAGCAACAGGCTGCCGTGCCGGATTATCTCTCGGAGCCAATGGATGGCACGAGCAAAAAGAAGTCCAACTGAACGACACACCCCTGCAGCTACTTTGCGGCAGGGGTGTTTCCTTATCTAAGCTAAAGCTGGTGCAGGAGAAGAGAAAGGGGCACCATGTCATCGAAGAATGGTCTGAAAATCCACCAGCCACACAAGCTGGAAACGAAAATCAAAGCTCTGACGAAGAGCAATGTGAGCTTCAAATCGGCGGCATGCGTATGCGTGGCGCTGGTGTGTCTCTCCGTGCTGATCACAGCTCCGATAGCGCACACAATCGGCGTCAGGTCGGCGGCCGTGAAACAAGTGGCCAAGAGCATGGCGGCCGACAAAAAAGACTACGCAAAGCTCATTAAGGATTACAACAATCTTGTTGACGAATACAACGGAATCGCCGACGAATACAACGACGCCAAGGACGCGATCGCCGAAGCGGACAACGTGAAGTCCGGCATCAAGGACCTCAATACACAGCACGACGACCTGCAGAAGAAGGTGGACGCGAAGAAGGCCGAGCTGCAGTCCCTGACCGGCCAAGTGGACCAGGCGAAGAAGAATTCCATCTCCGACGGCGTGTGGCAGGTCGGCAAGGACATCGACGCCGGCACATATCGCGCCACAAGCCAGGTAGGAAGCGACTGCTATTGGGAGATCTCGACCGACAACGGCGACAACATCGTCCAGAACGATTTCCCTGGCGGCGGCTATCCGGAAGTCACGGTAGGCAATGGCCAGCAGCTCAAAATCAGCTCCTGCGGAACCATGACCAAGCAGTAAATGAACCAATACAGTCACAGCCCGGCAGTATGTGCCGGGCTTTTTCTTTGCCTACTCCCCCGCCTCTAGCTCTGCCAGACGCGCGCGGAGCCGGGCGATCTCCTTATCCTTGTCGCTCTCAGCCGAGACTGTGGCGTCCCGCTGCGGCGTGGTGATGTTGGCGGCCACCTTGTCGGCGAGCGCGCGCTGTCGGTCTTCGCTGAGTCGTTGATAGTGCATGGCCATGATGGCGGTGCTGTGTCCGGCTGCGGCCATGAGTTCGCGGACGGTGGCGCCCTGTTGGGCGAGCATGGTGAGTGCCGTGGAGCGGAGGTCGTGGAATCGGAGGTCTTCGCGTCCGGCTGCGCGTCTCGCCTTGACGTAGGCGTCGCGCATGGCGTCCGTGCTGATCGGCCTGTCATGGTCCAGCGGGCTGGGGAATATCCATGCGTCCGGCTGGTCGGCCACATATTCGGCGAGGTGCGCGCGGATTTCGGGGATGACGGCTTCGGGGATTGGTTCGGTGCGTTTGCTTCTGGCGGTCTTCGGCGGCCCGGCGATGACGCGGGCGCGGGTGAGTCTGGTGCGGCGGATGTGGATGAGACGGTTGTCGAGGTCGATGTCGCCGCGTTGGAGGGCGCAGACCTCGCCGATGCGCAGGCCTCCGCAGGAGATGGCGAGGGTGATGGCGAGCCGGAATTTGCGTGGCATGGCGTCGTGGATCCGCCGGAGCTGCTGTGGTGTGGCGGCGGGTGTCTCCTCCCTGGGCGCGGGCTTGCGCACCGGCATGACGAATGGTGATTTGCCGATGACGGCGAAGCCGTCCTGGTCTGGGGTCGCGGCGGCGTCGAGGATCTGGCGGAGCTTGGACAGCAGCTCTCGACCGACGTATGGGTGGTCCTTCGGCAGTGTGGCCGCATAGCGCTCGATGTCGGCCGAGGTGATCTTGCCGATCGGCATGCCGCCGAATGCATCGATGAGCCGTTTGACCGTGCATCGGATCCCGTAGATGGTGTTGACGTGCAGTCCTTCGCCCTCCCGCGTCTTCAGCCATTTCGCGGCATACTCGCCGAATGTCAGGGCGGTGTCCTTGGCCTTGCGCTTGGCGATGCGCTCCGGCTCCCACACGTCAGCCTCGATGCGCCGTCTCGCTCTGGTCAGCCATGCCGCGGCCTCGTCCCTGCCGTCCTGGGTGCAGGGGAAGGTGGCGGTCTGCCTGTTCGGCAGGTCCGGCCATTCCGAAAAGGCGGACACTGGCGTAAGATAGGAGGCCTCTATCCATTTCGGATTGGCCTTGCTTGGCTTGACGACGATCTTGCCGAACTTCCTGACCATGACACATCCCCCGGTTGAGGTGGTGGAGCTTTACCACTCGAATTACCACTCCAATTGTGGCGTATGAGTCTATTTTTGGTCAAAAATTCCCGCGTTTCAAAATGGCGTATCGATGATATGTACGCTGGAAACGGCTTGATTCCAACGTTTTTGTGGAGCGCGCGTCGGCGAGCGCTATTTGTTCCAGTTTTCCAGCAGAAATATCGCTGATTCTCTGAAAACCGTTCTGTTTATTGGCTTTTTATATGCCTGCGTGATGATTTACCACTCAGGCTACCACCTCTACACTGTCTCAAATATATGAAAATCGGCTATTTTTTTGACGTCGTGAAACAGCTAGAGCGGTGAAGGCAGGTCCGTAATCGACTCCATCTCTGTCCATTTCCAACCTTACATGGTGTCGAGCCTATCAATCCGCTGATTTTTTCTCGTGTTTTTTCATGTTTCGGCTTGCATTACTTATATATATTTGATACAATAGTTTATGTCAACAAAGGAAAGGAGGTGAACATGAAATGGACGGACATCGTAAACGCCATCAGCTCGGTGACAAGCAACATCATCGCACTGGCGGCGCTGGTCATCTCGCTCAGAAAGCCGCCTAGGCACGGCAGATGACAAGAGGGTTCCGAGCACTCCTACTGCCCGGAACCCTCCGGTTCCATCCTATTTCATGACCCATCATGAAGACAAGCACACTGTTCGCCGTATGCGGCATCGTATGCGGCCTGACATCGCTCTCGCTCGGCTGCGCCGGGAAAGCATGGCAGGCCGGACTGTTCGGACTCGCGGCGGGAATCTGGAGCATCGCCACGCTCATCAGGGACAGGAGGGACGATGACGACTGAATACCTCGGCATCAAACAGGTCTCCGAACGCCTCGGCGTCGCCAACGCCGCCTCCTACGACCTGCCCGAGCCGGACGTAACCATCGGCCGCACGCGCGGCTGGCTGCCAGAGACCATCGACCAATGGAACGCGCAACGCCCCGGACGCGGAGTCGGCGGTGGCAGGCCGCGCAAGCATCCGGCGGAGTGACGTCCGCCCCGGCGCTCATCCGCGAGCGCCGGGGCGGTTTTGTTGTTGGAGGTTGGATGTTGTCAGTCTTGGATCGATGGGTGGCACTGTGCCGTGTTCAGGTATTTGATCGAGACTACATGGTGGATCTGGGTTCCTGGCATTTTTTCCTTGGCCGCGTTCCCCTTGCGTAGGGATTGCGGATAGTAGGGGCCGTCCTCTCCGCTTCTTCCGAGGCCGATGCACCAGACTGTGTTTCCCATGTAGAGGCGTATCCGGCTGTTGCCTGATTCAACCACCATGGATGCGTCGTTCAGTGCGAATGCGCTGGCTATCACGTCGGTCTTCCTCGCGAGCCATCGCGCGTCTCCGGTGGGCGCGACCCTTTTCACCGAGATCCCATGGCCGGACAGGAGGTCGGTGTACAGGCGTCGGGCGGGAAGTCTGCGGGTGCGGTTGTCGTCAGCGTAGTATTCCAGGCCGCATAGGTGGGCGAAGTTCGAGGCCTTCCATTGGATGTCCAGCGTCATCCCGTCGTCGCATGCGATTCTCGTGATCGTTCCGACGAGATTGGCGTATAGTCGGGCTGCCTTTCGGGCCTCGCCAAGCATCCGCCGCTTCGCCTCGGTCACGTTCACGCCCGGAATCCTCCCAGAAAATTAAAAGAGGGGCACCGACCAAGCGCCCCTCCGAAGCCGTGTGGCTGATCTTTTTACAGTCTTCTGCATGACTAGCGTCCCGTTTGCGCGGGAAGGGTCACGGCTCCGGTTGGTCTCAACCGTCTGGCCCAGCCGTTGGGCGAGACATCCAGCTCTCGCTGATGGCGCATCGACTCGCCATCGGATGCCTGCGGCAGCCAGCCACACGCTTCGAACCCGAAACCCTGCCCACCAGCAAAGCAGGTCCGGGTCTCAAGTTCGATTGCAACGATACCCCATGACGGCGGACATTCGTCTCGCCGTGAGCGTGATCCAGACGGTATTCGCACAAAACCACCGGGCCGCCGCGACGGCGGCGGACGACCACGCAAACACTCCGAATAACAAGAAAAGCCCCTCCCCCAGCGCAGAAGCTGAGAGAGGGGCATCCATTCTCCCGACGTTAGGAAAATGGTCAATCAGGCCGCAAGTGAGAGCTTGGCTTTAAGCTCGCTCACGCCGATCAATGCGCCGACCAGCACGCTCAACGCGTTGAGCGTGGTCACGATCTGGTCGATATGCGGCAGACCCCAAGCGGGGCCGACCGCCTGCACGAACACGGCGACGGCCGGAAGGGCGATCAGCGCGACCCACTTGAGCGCCTGATACACCTTGTCCGGCAGCAGATAGTCGAGCTTGGTCTTGTTGTTTTCGTCCATTTTCCACCTCCTTTTTAATGTTGCGTGAACCGGCTCCACGGTTAAATCGCGGAGCCGGGGTCCGGTCAGCGGAGCCGCTGGCCTGGGTAGATGGTGTACGGCGGGCGGATGCCGTTGCGCTGAGCCGCGGCATACCAGCCGGCGCCGTAGATCTTCCACAGGCTCTCGCCTGCACTGACCACGTGAGTGGAGCCGTAGTAGGTCGTGGACGGAGCTGCAGTCGTGGAGACGGAGCCGTAGTAGGTGATCGTCTGGCCAACGTAGATCCGGTTGATGTTGCCGGAAGGCACGCGCCACGCGGAGGCCGGCTTAAGGCCGGTACGCTCGGCGATGGCCGACACGGTGTCGCCGGAACGGACCACGTAGGTGCGGGACGGCGTGCGGGTCACGGTGGTCTGAGTGGAGGATCCGCCGCCGAGCTTGGAGTTGACGATCGCCATGACGGCGTTGTAGTTGCCGCCGAGGCGATTGATTCTCTCCTGGCCGTTGCCATAGTCTCCGTGGATGACCTTGTCGGCCAGCACGTTGAGGTCGGTCGGCGTCTGCTCCGCTGGCTTGTTGACCTGTGGGGCCGTGGTGACGGTCCCGGTGGAGCATCCGGCGCGTTCGCCGCAGGCAATCTTCTTCCAGGCGGTTCGATCGCCGTAGAAACGGTTGAGGTCGAGCGGGCCGCGCCCGTTGATGTAGCCGGTGCTGGCGTACTGCGTCATGCCTTCGCCGGACGCTCCGCCGTTCCATGGGCTGGGCTGGTATCCGGTCGGCTGACTGTTGGCGTACTGCGCCACCCAGAGCATGCACCGCTGTCGCACCCAGGTGTTGACCTGCCAGACCGCGGAGCGCTGGACGTAGACGATGGGCCAGACCTGCGTGCGGTCATGCACTCGGGTCACCCATATCTGGATCCATGCCGGATTGCCCCAGTTTGGGTTGGCGGTCGCGCAGCCGTATCGCCCGTAGGCGAGGCACTGCTCCCAGTCGAGGGCGAGTATGGAGCGTCCGACGCGTCCGGCGACGGCGTTGACGAAGGTGTCGGCCTCCGCCGTGGCGTTACCACCGTTGGCGAAGTGGTAGACACCGGTCTCCTTGCCTGTACGGTCGGCGTTGGCCAGTTGCGTGGCGTAGTTGTTGTTGCTCCAGTAGAGCCCCTGCGTGGCCTTGACGATGACGAAGTCGGCCGAGATGGCGGACGGTATATCCGCCGACTGATAGCCGCTGATGTCGACGCCGTTGAGGTCGGCCATCGCGGCTGGCGCCACGGCCATGGTGATGGCCATGACCACGCCGGTGACCGCCAGGCGGAAGCGTTTGAGCCACGGAGGCTTGTGCTTGCGCATTCATTTCCTTTCTCTAGAAACGGGAAACCCCACGCTTTCACGTGGGGTTTCATGGGTTATGGCGGCGTCACATGTGGGCGCCACGGTTGAAAAGCAGGACGAGCGCGGCGAGACCGATCCAGGCGATGACGAAGGTCATTCGCCCTCCACGGTCTCCGGAGCCACGTCGGCGCGCAGCTCGTCCGGCAGGTGCGGCTTCGGATGCCTTTGGAGGAAGTCGGGCTCGACGATCTCGCAAAACTGTTGGAGCCAGTGGAAAAGCGAGCGTGTGTAAGCTGTGAGCGCGAAGTATTTGCGCTGCTGGACCTCCAGATGCTGAATCTGCTCCTCCTGCGACTCGACCTGTTCCCTCAAAGGCTTGATGACGGAATCGGTGAGGATGTCGCAAGCCTTCGCGGCGATGTCCGCGGTGTCCTTGCGTCTGCCGGAGATGGCGCCGATGATGGCGCCCACTCCTCCACCGCCGATCAGGGCAACGATGAGAGACGTCCAGAATTCCGTGCTTGAAAAAAGCGGTGGCATCAGTCATCCCAGGGGTCAAGCTTGGACTGCACATCGTCTCGGTATTTCTCGGGCACTTCGTCCAATTCCATGCGTCCGGCCTTGACGAGTCTGACATACATGCGGACGGCTGCCGCGCGGTTGACTTTGGCCATGGTCACTCCTCCTTTCCGGATTTGTCTGTGTCGACGGAATCGATGTGGCCGGTGGTGGTCTTGTCATCGGCCACATCGGTGTCGGACGGCGTGTGGTTGGCCGAGTTATCTGCGGAATCATCGGTGGAGTCATCTGTGGAATCGTCGGCGAGGAGGTCGGCCAAAAGCTGGGCGTTGTCCAGTGAGGACTGTTCCAGCGCCGTGATTCGGTCGAGCACCGGCTGGGAGCTGGTGACGTCGCCTTCGAAGAGCATGTCGGCCTGCTCGACGGCCTCCTGCTCCTGCAATGGGAGCACCTGGTAGGATTCGATGGCGGTCCATTCGCTCCATGCCGGCATCTGGTCGGTGGCCTCGTGGTCGACCTGCTTGATGTTCTTGCGGATGCGGATGTCGGCTAGTCCGTCGTCGCGGAGATGGTATTCGACCGCGTCCAATGGCGTGGCCGAGCTGACGTTCTGGATCATTGTCATTCCTTCCTGTTGTGCGCCGCGATGGTGTTCCTTGCGTGGCGGACGATCTGATCGACGTCGTGACGGCGCCGGTATTGGATTGAATCGCTGTTTTTGAGCCAGCCGTAGTAGCTGGCGCAACGGTATGCGAGCCGAAGACTTGATGGATGCCGCTTGTAGCGGCGGAACGCGCGTTGGGCGCGGAGGAATATACCGGCACGCACGCCGGTATGGTCTGGGTAGAAGGTGAAGCCCACCATGTCGATAGGCTCCACTCCGACGTGCTTCACATTCCACGTCGGATGAATCTCCAATCTGAGCATGTCTCGCAGGTAGGCGCGGATGCGTCTGACGGCTATGGTCAGGTCACGCTTGCTCCTTCCCACCAAGAGAATGTCATCCATGTAGAAGAGCACGTGCGTCACGAGCCGTCTCGTGGTTATCTCGCCCGTCCTGCGGTTCACGCGCTCCTTTGAGAGATGCCGTTCACAATAGTGGTATGCGCAGCTCAGATAATAATTGGCGAGCCATTGGCTCAAATACGAGCCGATGTTCAAACCATCATCGCCCGCATACTGGTCGATGAGATGGAAGGTCAAATCAAGCAGCCGCCTATCCCCCACGTCGCGTGCGAGCAGCCGTTTCAACACCTCACGGCTTATCGACGGATAGCATTTACGCACGTCCAGTTTCACGAACACCCTGCTGGATGGTTCGCGCACCCATTTCTTGATCGCGCGACGAGCATCGGCTATGCCGCGATTCGGTATGCTCGCCGTCTGCCATCTGCCTACCTTCGCGCGGAGCATCGGCATCAACGCCTGACCGGCGACATAATCGTATATCTGATGGCGGATGCTCTCACGTCCGATGGTGCGTATCTTGCCTGAAATCGGCTCCACGCGCCGGAAATAGCGGATAGGAGCGAACGAGTATTCGCCGCGTCGTATCTCGTCGGCGATCTGCCGTGAAAGCAAATCCAAGTCCGGGTGGCGGCGGAGGAAATCATTCACGTCACGCCGTGACTTCTTGCCTTTCAGGAATTTCTCGATGCAGTCGCGCACGAACCCGGGTTCGGTGATACGCGAGTGTTTGCAGTATGTTTTCATAAAAGCTATAGGGGGAATGTTGGCGGCGTTCGCAATGTGCTACCAGCCGCGTTCTTGATCTGATTTTCGGCATGGCCGAGGCTTGCCCTCTCGCATATCCCCTGCGCGGAGGGTAGTCGTGACGGAAAATTAAGAGATACCCTATTGGCGACCGCCGTAGTTCCACCAAGCGTTCGACAGATCGTTCCTGCCGTACGCGCAGAACAACCCACAGTGCGAGCCGTCCCTGAGATTGCCACCGCGCTGCAAAAGCAGGAGGAACCCGGCGAAACCGTCACGAATCCCTGAAATATTACCAAGAGTCATACGAGGGTGATTAGGGGGCTTTCGCCCCCTCGCTGGCGCTCACCCCCAACCGCCCGCACTAGGCGTGCGTGCGGCCAAGAATGGATAGGCGACCGCCGTAGTACCACCAAGCGCTCGACAGAGCGTCCCCGCCGCCCGCGCAGAACAACCCACAGGGCGAGCCGCCCCCGAGATAGCCACCGCGCCGCAACTCATGCAGTCCCGGAGCGGAGATCGGGTTGATGATCAGCGCGTCGGTCAGACCGCTGGTGCTTGTCGCGCCCACGCCGGTAGGCAGCAGGAATCCGTGCTTCTCAACGAAGTCGGTCTGCCACTGCCACTGGTTGTCGGTCTTGTCGTTGACGGCTGGATAGTCGCCCACATGCACGTAGTCGGCGGTGATGGCGGTGCCGCTCGCCTTGGTGGTGTCGAACACCTTCCACACTTCGGTATGGCCGGAAGTGTCCGACTCCTTCACGTTCTTCAGGATGATGTCGCCCTCGGTCTCGTAGATTCCGGCGAACAGTTCGATGCCCTGGAGCTTGATCGGCTGATGGGTTTTGGACACATCCTCGCGGGGGATGCCGTCGTTGCCGAGCACGCCGTCCGTCGAACCGGTCAGGTACGGCATTTGGGTGACATGCATGGCCGTCGTGGTGGTGAAGGCCGCGCCGGACACGTTGATCGCGGTGGTGGCCGTGTCCACGACGGTCTTGGAAATGACCTTGCGGTATGCCGCCGCCTCGCCGGTCTTGTTGTCTCCACGGTCAGTGCCGGTGCCGACGCTCACATAGGAGCCGAGGTCGATGCCTGCCGCGTCAGTGGCCTTGACCAGTGCGCGCGTGACGTTGGTTTCGGCCTTGCTGACGTTGACCTGGCCGGAACCGTTGAAGTCGCCGCCCAAGTGGCGTTCGATGTCCTTGGCCGCGTATTTGAGCATGTGCATGAGCTGCATGTAGAACGTGTCGGCGGAAGTCTTTCCGCTGTAGCCCTTGCCTTTGCTGGTGGTTACGGCCACGGAGCCTTGTTCGCTCATGGAGGCCGGAATCTGACCCGAGACGGACGCGGCCTTGCCGCCGTAATTGGACAGCGGGTATTTCGCGTACGCCATGCACGGGCGGAGAGACCCGTCCGGCAGCAGCGCGCCCGGCATCGGCGAATAGCCGTCGTACTGCGTGTCCGAATACCAGATGGTGCAATGGTTCGTGTCGAACTCGAACCGGTAGAAGCCGGGAGTGGTGATGACGAACACGTCGCCATTCGACCCGTCCTTCGCGTAATTGCCAGCCAAGCCCTTGATGGCCTTCACGACCGGCGTGCCATCATCGGCCACCGCAACGTTAGCGTCGAACACGCGGAACGCGCTCAAACCAGCGTAATCATCACGTCCGGCACGATAATTCGAGCTTGGCACGACGGTCAGGCCGGCATTGTCGCCGACCTTCACGCCGTCCGGCGAATTGGAAAACGAGTAGAGCGGGAAACGCACGCCATACGTGCGCCCGTCACGATGCGCGTCGAAATACTCGCGCACATTCGACACGACCTTCTTGGCCGCGTCGTAGGCGAATCTGGATCCATTCGCGTTTTTCTGCGCGCGTTCCAGCTGGACGTAATCGCCCAGACGGATCACTTTGTCTGCATTTGCCATTTGCGTTCCTTCCTGCTCAGGCGTTGATGGCATCGACGGCCCAGTCGATGTCGGATTGGTCGATGTCGGACAGCGGATTCCCCGCGTTCGGAATCAGCGTGGCCGGGTCGACGGTGACGAGGTCGGCGAAGTTGACTGGATTGGCGCTGTCTGGCACGTCGAAGGTGACCTTGAATTCGTGCTGTGTTCCGGCGCCGACATGCAGCTGGTAGGCCCAGTCCTTTCCGGTCGGCGGAAGATTCAGCGTGATGGTGCCGTGCTGGTCGAGCGCTGTCTTGAGCGGTTCGTCGACCACGATCTTTTTGGCGGCGGTGGCGAAGCGGCTTGTGGGCGTGATGCTGATCGGGTCGTTGGCGAGGTCGGCGACTCCACTTGTCGTGAGTGCGCCGAAATCGAATTTCACCTGTGTCATTTTTCCTCCTGTCACTAGTGTTGTGTTTGAGAAAATCCCGCATCGGCGAGCGCCGTATGGGCGTTGCTGGTTTTGTGGGTTTTTCGCTTTTTTGGAAGGTGTTTGTGTTGTTGTTTGGCGTGTTTGTCGATGAGGTTTGGCGGCCGGCTTGCGCGGGGTTGCGTGAGTGTACGAGGGTTGGTTATGAGAGTGCTTTGAGATGTCATGTTTTGCCTCGGTGGAGTGGTGTTGATTTGGATTCGGTCACGGTGGATGGTGTGGAGTCATGGCTGTGGTCCTTTGACAGGGCTGGCGCGGCTCGGAAGTCTTGGGCGGTGTTTCGTGCTGTGATGCGTCTTGCTTTTCGGCGTGGCGTGACGGACAACGATGTGACCAGGCGGGAGATACGCCTGCCACACCTACGGCACTATGAGCCGGAAGTCCGACGACTATTGAAAGGCTTCTACGGGCACCCGCTCGAAGCATGGCTATTGGTGTCCGTGTGCGCGGGACTGCGCCGCTGCGAGTCGGTCGGCAGTACATATTCGCATTGCACGCTGCTCCAGCTGTCTCCAGCGAAGGAACCGGAGTATTTGACCGGCATCATGCCGGTGCGGATGACCGTACGGAAAGCTATTCAGGCGAGAATGTAGGTCATCGTCCCGGAGAACGTGTCGCCGTTCTGCACCGCGCCACAATTGGCATAACGGAAATTGCCATTCGTTTCCAGAATGAAATCACGCTGGCTGCCACCATCACGCCCCGACCACGTACCATGCGTGACGACCGCAGGCCTCCAACCCTCCGGAATTGTACCGAACTGTCCACTGCCCCACGAGTCAGTGCTCGCGCTTTTCCAGTTGATGCTAATCTGCGCGATCTTGCCAGACTTCACGCCGGTCACGGTGCCATACTGCGATTTAATCAAAGTCTGGGTTACGGAATCCCACAAAGCCCCCCTCGGCGTGAATAGGCGCACCGGCGTACCGACCGTGATGCCATCCAACGGAATACGCCAGAGAGGCATGTACGCGTCAACCGCGCCGGACAATATCTTCCCTGACGGAACCTTCGGGTCAGCGGCGGCAGTCGCATTCGGCGAACCCTTCAGCACGACCAATTCCACCAGCTCATTACCGGTCTCGGAATCTCGATGGTAATGCGCGCAAATGATGTCATTGCGTTTCATACCCTGCGACCCGTTGGAGATCGTCACCGATTCCGCCGCCGTGATATGCCAGTCCAAGCCCTGGATCGACGCGCAGCCGGTGCCGATCGTCGCCCTGTTGGACGAACTCATCGAGCATTTGAACGCGTCGCCCCAGTCGAACACCATGTCGGATTTGCCGAATTTTGCCTGATGGATGATGGCCTTGTCCTCGCTTGAGATATGCTCGACGCCGGCCTTGCCGTCGACTAGTTCGATGGTCATTTTTCCTCACCTTCCTGAGATCGTCTCTTTGACGACGCTTTGGCCGACCTCGCATGAGGTGGTCATGATGCCGTCCGAGATCTTGATGATGCGTTTGGTGACCTTCGCGGTCACACTTAATCCGGTGTTGTGGTCTGACGCGGTGACGATGTCGTCGACTCTCAGCCTTTCTCCGATTGATTCCGAGAGCGTCACGTCCACCGCGCCTCCGGTCTGCAGCTCCTGCAGTCGCTTCTGCGTGTTGTCGTCCAATGTCTTCTGCTCGGCCGCGGAATAATCGTAGATCTCGCAGATCTCGTCCGCGCCGGTAAGCGTTTGCTTGCGCGTTACGTTGCCGCGCCTGTCCGCATACCATTCGCTGACGTACCGGTTCTTGAGGTCCTGCTCTCCGAGGCCGATGATGTGGTTGACCGTGCGATGTTTGGTCTCGGCCTTGAAGTCCACGACGTCCGAGTCGACGGTGTTTTCCAAGCTCTCCACCGGTGTGATGCCTAGCAGGATCCGGTCGTCCGCGACGTTGATGTCAAGTCGTCGGCCACAGGATGAGAGCAGATTCCGCAATCCGGTGTATGCGTCCACATAGCGCGGATCCTTGAAGACGAAATCGGTGACAGTGCTCTGGTCGTCGGACTTGACGGCGAACACGGAATCCAGTCCGATGCGTCGCACGATGGTTTTGACGACGTCAGGCAGTCTGCCGGACACGGTGAGGTAGTCCTTGCCGCTGTCCGGTCTGATGATCTTGGACGCGAGGAGGCCGGTCCACGTACGGCCAAGCCACGTCGTCTCGGACACTCCGGACGTGACGGTGGTGCGGACGTCGTCGATGCGGCCGCCTATCTCGGTTCCGTCGATCCACCACCACCAGCCACATGCCGGAGTCGGAGCATGGCCGGCGATCGTCAGCTCGAAATCGTTCTCGTCAGCGCCAGACGCCCAGTCGAGGGTCACGTCCGAGACGCTGGCGCAAGGCTTAAGGCTGGCATCGGCTAAGATAACGTCGACCATGGCACGCCTCCGGATTGCTGGTAGATGGTCAGATCGATGCCGAAGTTGGATGAGATCTCCAAAAGGCTATCCCCTGCCGGTATCGGCTCGAAAATGTATTTTCCGCCGCCGGTTCCGCTGCCTCGCTGACCATGGGAGAAGATGTTGGTGACGTCGCCGTTTGCCGCGACGAGCTTGATGCTCTTTTCCAGTCCGGTGGCCGACAGTGCGATGTACCCTCCGGATGGCACGGCCACGTCGGAGACCTTGTACACGTTGGAGCCGATGGTGAATGCTGGATCCGAACAGGGGCCGAAGATGGTCGCGGTGAATTCCGCGGGCTGCACTCCCGGATTGGACACGAGCATCGCGATCCTGGACGCGCCGAGGTCGGTGGGCAGGTCGGTGGGCAGGTCGAGCTGTGAGCCGGTGCCGGCCGCCGTCGGGAAGAAATGCTGTGTCGGCAGGGTCTTGCGCCACAGTCCGTCGCACAGGACCACCGTGCAGTCGACCTGCGCATAGTCGGGCATCGGCAGCATGCCAAGGCTGGATGCGACGATATAGGCGCGCTGCGACCATTCTCTGTTGACGACGATCGTTCCCGGCCGTTGCGTCTGCATGTCCATGTCGAACAGCGCACACGCGTCGTCCAGGAGCTTTGGCTGTTTGGTTCGGATGGTCATCTTGGATGTGATGGCCGACCTGCTCACTCCCCTGATTCCGCGTGTGGTCAGGGTGTATGTCCATACATTCGCGCGCATGTCCTGCAGGTCAGCCACCCACAGCTCGTCTCCGGCGAGGTCGATGGTCCGCCCGTCGTGGGCGCGGTAGCTAAGCTCTCGCATGTCTTCGGATCAGCCTCCCTAGATCTCGGTCGCTGATGGATGCCGTGTCGGCCGAAGCGCTGATGATCGCGCCGAGGTCGTTGTGCAGGCTGGTGATCGCCGCGACCACGGCGCCCGTGTCCACCGACACGTTGACGTCCGGCATGCCACGGCTTGTCGCGAATGCTTCGCGCGGGATCTTCCGTTCGTTCAGCAGGCGCATGTTCTCGACGCCGTAGTAGGTCGTGGCGGCGGCGTTTTCGACGTATTCGCCGCTGGCGAGTCTGGCGTTGAGGAGCTGCACGGAATCGCTCAGCGAGTTCCCCGCCGCCCAGACCGGATCCACATAGCCGCTGAACATGCCGCCGCCGGCGAAATGCCGGAACGTGCCGTCGGTGAACATGCCGCCGGTGTAGCCGCCGTCCTTATTCGTGTGTTCCGTCACGGTGAAGGACTTGTCCGCGATCCTGAAATTGTTGATGGACCGCAGCACCGGCGTGGCCTGGTCGTTGACCGAGGCAGTGGACCTCTTGTCCTTCAGCTTCTTCGCGTTGACGGCGTCGACCTTCGGCCCGGCCTTGTCGGTCGAACCCAAGGTGTTCTTCTTGTTCGCCAGCTTCTGCGCGTTCGCGCGTTTCACTATCTGCGACGCGATGTCGGTGGAGTTGAGCGTGTTGCGCTTGTTGGTCAGTTTCTTGGAGTTGGCCTTGTCGACCTTCGGCGATGCGTTGTCCTTCGCGTCGAGTCTGGCCGTGGCTTTCTTGCCGTTGAACTTGTTGACGTTCGCGGAGGCGGTCTTGACTTTCTTGGACGCCTTGTCGGTCGCATCCAGTGTGGCCTTGACGTGCTTCTTGTTGAAGTCGTCCATCATCTTCTGCGCCTTCTTGGCGCTGGCGGTGGCCTTCTTCGCGTCGGCGTCCAGCGTGGCCTTCGCATCGACCTCGTGGAATTTGCCAAGGCTCATCTTGGCGTCCTTGGTCTTCTTCTTGGCCTTGGAATCGTCGACGTCGAGCTTCGCCTTGCTGTTATCCGAGGTCAGCTTGATGCTCTCAATAGCGGCCTTGATGCTGTCGGAGCTCAGTCCCCACCGGTCGGCGAGATCGTTGGCGGCCTTCTCCCCCATGCCGGACGCCTCGGCCTGCCTGATGAGGGCATCGCGGGCGTCGGCGAGTACGCCGTTCGCCCGGTCGATCTCGCCGTTGCTGAAGTTGGTGTTCTCGCCCTGCTTGAGGATCTTCTCGGCGGCGTTCTGCGCGCTGCTGGCGATGTCCTCGAGAGCCTGCTTGGTCTTCGTGCCTTTCTCGGAGAATTTGTCGAGCAGGTTGCCGTTCTGGTCGAAGACCACACCATTGTCCTTGCAGGTGTCCGACAGCTGGCCGATCTTCTGGTTGAGCTGGTCGACCGCCTCGTCGGCGGTGAGGTTATTGGATTCCAGGCCGAAGAGCGATTTGACGAGTCCGTCGATTTCCTCGGCCGCGTCCTTGGCGCTGCTTCCGAGATCCTTGTTGGCGCTGGCGGCCTGCTTGGCGGAGGAGGCGCTCTTGCCATCGGCGCCTACGGCATCATTCGCGGCCTTCGTCTTTTCCTTGACCTTGTCGGACGCTTCCTTGTAGGCCTTGGACTCCTTGTTGATTTCGGACGTGAGGTCGTCAGCCACGGCGCGGCGCCTCGACATCTCGGAGGTGTCGTCCCCAGCGGCCTGGACGTACTCCTCGAGCGCGTCCTTGACCTTCTGCATGGCGGTGCCGTTGCCCATGGCGCTGCTGGTCACGTCGGTGAGGTTGACGCCCATCTCCTTCATGGCCTTGGACGCGTCCTCGCCGCCGATCTTCAAATTCTGGAAATGGTCGGCGATGGTCTCGGCGATGTTGCTGCTGGACTCGATGCTCGTCTTGAGCTCGTCCTGCGCCTCCTTGGCCTTCTGCTGAGCGCTGGCGAATGCGGCAAGCGCGGCACCGGCGACAGTCAAAGCGATGCCCCACGGGCCGCCGAGGAGTGTGACGATGCCGGAGAGTCCTCCGCGGAGGCCTCGGGCTGCGATTTGGGTGCGGGTGAGTCCGTCGGCCATGGCGGCGGTGTCGGTGCCTTTGATGGCGGTGGTGATGTCGGTGAAGGCGCTTTTGAGTTGTGGTCCGGCTATGGCGATGCGTTGGATGGGGTCGACGAGCAGGCCGAAGGCTTGGGCTGCGGCGCTGGTGCTGGTGTTGAGTGGTGTGACGGCCTTGTGGAGTCCGGCGAGGATGCCGGTGAGGCTTGCTCCGAGGACGATTGCCTGTTGGACTCCGGCGGGGAGGTTGCCGAAGTCGGTGATGAGGTCGGTCAGGCCCTGGGTGAATTTGCGGAGCGGCCCTTGCGCGCCCTCGCCGATCTTGGTCATGGCGGATTGGGTGGCGCTCTCGAGCATTTTGAGGTCGCCTTTGAGGTTGTTGGTCTTGTTGGAGGCCTGTTGGGCGGCGAATCCGCTGTCGGAGACGGCTTTGGTCCAGTCCTCTACGCCTTGTTTGCCGGCGTCCATGATGATGCCGGCGCCTTTGATGGCATACGAGCCGAAGATGGTGGCTTCGGCTTCCTGGCGCTGCTGGTCGGTGAGTTTGCCGAGCTTGTCGTGCAGCTGTCCGGCGAGGTTGGCCATGCCGACGAATTTGCCGGAGGCGTCGTGGGTGCTGATGCCGAGTTCCTTCATGGTGCCTTCGGCGTCGCTCGCGGGGTGTGCGAGGCGCATGAGCATGGAGTTGAGCTGGGTGCCGGCCTCGGCGCCGACGATGCCGTTCTGGGCGAAGAGTCCGAGCACGCCGACGGTCTCCTGCAGGTTCATGCCGAAGCTGTTGGCCATTACGCCGCAGTTGTTGAGGGCGTCGCCGAAGTCGGACACGTTGCCGACGGCCTTGTCCGCGCCTGCGGCGAGCGCGTCGGCGGTGCTGGCCGCGTTCTTGCCGGACAGGTGGAACATCGTCAAGGCTTGGCTCATGTATTCGGCGGCGTTTCCGACGTCCATCTGGCCTGCGGCGGCGAGGTTGAGGGATGCGGTGAGGCCGCCGGAGAGGATGTCGGAGACGCTCATGCCGGCCTTGGCCAGGTCGTTGATGGCTCCAGCCGATTCGGATGCCGTGTATACCGTGGAGGCGCCGGCCTGCAGGGCGGCTTCGCGGAGTTGGCCGAGTTGGGCGGTGGTGGCGCCGCTGTTGGCCTGGACGGTGCTCATCTGCTCGTCGAAGTCGGCGGCCATTTTGACGGAGGCGACGCCGAAGGCGGCGACGGCGAGTCCGGCGGCGGTGATGCCTTTGGTGACGATGCCGGTCTTGCTGCCGGATTTCTCGAGTCCTCCGGCGAGTTCCTCGGTGCTTTTGCCGGCTTTGGCGAGCGCGGTCTCGTATTGCGAGGTGTCGGCCATGAGTCGGACGACGATGTTCTTGTTGTCGGCCATTTCCCCTCCTTTTCAGTCGGTGAGGTGTGCGACGAGCGAGTCTCTGGCGGGACTGTCCTTGTTGGCTTTCTGCCATCTGCGCATGGCTTCCTGCATGTGTGTGGAGGCCCAGCAGATGCTGGTTTCGGCGTGGAGTTTGAATTCCGCGTCGGGTGACTGGCAGATGTCTCGCGGCAATCCGCACAGTGGGCAGAGGGTCTGCTCGTAGTCGTTGAGGGCTCGCATCCAGTCGCGTTCGGTCTCGTCCCATTCGGGTTCGGCCTGGTAGCCGGTGATGCGGCGGTGGCTGTCGCGTTGGATGGTGGTGGTTGGTGTCCAGCCCATCCAGCGTTTGTAGCTGATGCCGAGCTGGCGGCAGATTCTGAGGTCCTCGATCAGCCGTGGAGAACCTTCGAGGCTAGGTCGAATGCGGCTTTTGGGTCGGCGACGGTTCCGTTGAGCTCGTTGATGGCGTGCCAGAGCGGTGTGAATTGTCCGTCGGTCATTTCGTCGAACAGGGTGAGCAGGGCGTCTTTGGTGAGGTCGGCGTCGTCGACGGGCTTGCCTCCGATGGTGGCCGTCTCGATCATCTGCGGCAGTGCGGTGGCGGCGGTGCCGAACATGTCGCGGGTTCCGGCGGTGGCGCCGTTGGTGACGGTGTTGGCGGCGAGGGTCTGGGCCCATTTGCTCACGCCCATGGCGCGCAGGGTGATGACGAGTGTGCTTGCCTCGGCCTGCTTCCTCAATTCCTCGATGCGTTTGGCGGTGCGTTTGGCGGCGTTGTTGGCGCCGGCCTCGGTGACCTGTTCCGCGGTGAGTTCGCGGGCGAGCTGGTCTCCGAGCATGGCGATGCGTTCGGCGAGCTCCTGGTCGAGGATGATGTCGACCTGTTTGGTCTTGCGTGTCACTTTGAGCATGATGTTCCTTCGCTCCGTAAAAAGTCCTGTGTTGGTGTTCCTTTGCGAAGAATTTGAGAGGTTCCCGCGTCGGCGAAGGGAACAAAGTCCGACGCGGGAAGAATTGTCAGGAGACCTTCACGTTCTCGGCCCAGCCGGGGGCCTTGATGGTGAAGTTGACCTTGGAGCGCAGCACCGTGTTGGCGGCGATCGCGTCCTTGGCGCTCATGCCGATGCGCACGCTGTAGACGTTGACGATGTCGCCGGCGACGAAGGTGCGGTCGGTGTCCTTGCCGTATCGGCGGACGAAGTAGCCTTCCGC